GGGCCTGTAGGACCTGTCACACCCGCTGCCCCTGCCGCCCCTGCTGCTCCTGTGGGGCCTGTAGGACCAGTTGGTCCTTGACTCCCGGTCACTCCTCCACTTATTTTATTCCAAACACCATAGGTGGCATCATATGACCATGTGTTCTCACCTATTGTATGAGTTGAGCCACCTGATGGATTAAACGGAAATGCGGTCATCCTTTAGCTTTTCTTTTTTTAAAAGTTTTATTATTTACCTTTTGCTTTAACGTCTCAACTTTTTGTTTATTATTCATACTTCTAAGCTGTAAATTAATTTTCTTCACCTCATCATCACCAATTTGTGAAAGCACCTTCATGTATTCTTCCAAATTAGTTTTTACCCTTGACTCATGCTCCTTTGGAATAAGATTTTCCTCCAGTAACTTTTTACATGCGGCATATCCTTCGTGCGGTTTACCAGCGAAAAACGCAGTGGCGCCAAGTTCATCCAACGAAACAAATCTATAAACATCCTCTGAAATAAACAAAATATCATTTACTGGGAATTCCATTTCAACTGCCCTTTTTGCAAATATATAGGCGGCCGCGGGTCTACCATTTAATCTATTTAACCTTGATAACTCAACCAAAGGTTCCGCCCGGATTGGACGTATATTGTGTGCTTTAATGAATTCCATCTGCACGACATCCTCTGGCTCTTTAAGCACAGCAGATAGTAAACCCACTCTGTATTGTGCATAATACGCTTCCTCATTCCAACCACCCTGCTCAACACGCTTCTTGTACGCCTTTTTTGCTTTTTCCCACTGTTGTGAATCAAAGTAGCTCTGTGCGAGATAAAATTGATATCTGTGATTTTCCGGATCATCCTCTAAGGCTTTTTCTAAAATTTCAGCATCTCGACTATACTTTTCTTTCGCAGTGATACCAATATTTCTATTACCTTCTGTTCTAGCCGTTATGCTATAATCACCCTCAATTTTTCCAATCACACAATCTTGCTTTTTAGTTGCCTCCGCATACTCATGTAGGATACCAACATATCTCCAACCATGTTCCAATTTAAATATGTGGTTTCTCCACCAACTAAATGACTCTCTTCTAATACGTATTGCGTACCCATCAGCATCCATTTCATCAGGAAACTTAAAGTCCCCCTCGACCGTATCATCTGCATCAATCACCCAAGCAAAGTCTGCACCACCACTTTCAGCATTCCTGAAAGCCTCTGTGCGAGATCCAATGTTACCTGCATGATCACCAAATCCCTTCCAATCAGATTGGTAAACCTCACCGGGTATATCATACTCAGCCATTACATTTTTAATAATATCCTGAGTCCCATCAGTGGATCCAGTATCGGTAATATCATACCGATCAATATACGGTGCAATCGAGCGCAAACAACGCTCAATGACATGCTTTTCATCTTTCACAATCATACAAAGGGTAATCGTTGGTTTACTTGACATTTCACTCCTGTTTTTCATTATCTTTTGGAAAAGGTTACCATCACCGAAGGGACATGGTCTTTATAATATGTATTGGTTTTTACACACTCAGTCCGAGCACCGGAACGGAGTAAAATCATAGTGACCTAAAATACTCTTCGGAATTTATATTCTTATCGTCAATAAACCAATCGTAAATAGGTTTTCCCAAGTGAAGTTCGTGATATTTAACACCCCATTCTTCGAACTGTTTTTCTGTCACCTCTCTCCAATCGAGACCACTCCCCGTTCCACGAGCAGTCCAGTAAATTACCGTATGCCCGTCTTCGTACAATTGATTGATACGATTTATTCTGTCAACCATCGGAACAGCCTTTGTATAATCTCTATCTTTAGGAGAGGTGCAAATAGTTTCATCAATGTCAACTCTATAGATCATGAAACTGCTTTCCGTAAACTATTCATTTTTGAAAGTTCACCAGTGGTTCTGGTTCTAGGTCCACCGTGACCCAAAGATAGCTCTATGTCACGAATACCCTTCATCAATTTCATCAATCCAATTGGCTCTACTGAAGCCATTTGATCACTACCGAACATAGTTCTATCTAGAGTAACATGCCTTTCCACCCAAGTAGCACCCATAGCGACAGCAGCAAACGTAGTCACGAGACCATATTCGTGTCCACTATAACCGATCTCCACATGGGGGTACTTTTCTTTTAACCAATTTATATAATTTAAATTTAATTCCTCTATGGGTGATGGATAAGTAGAATTCGTATGAAATACTAGATCAGGAGATCCAACGGAAATTACATTTTCCACTTCCTCTTCATTGCTCATACCGGTAGATACCATCAAATAATCACTTCTTTCTCTAGCGTATCGCACCAACTCATTATCGGTTATCAAAGCCGATGGAATCTTCATTGTCCCACCAAAATTACTCATAAAATCTACGGATGGTTTATCCCAAACCGAAGCCAGGAACCCTATCTGTTTCTCATTAGCATAATTAAAGAGTTCTAGATATTCTTCATATCCAAACTCAATCTTTTTTTTGTATTCCAAGTAGGTGAGTTCACCCCACGGAGTTGTCCGGATTACATCTTTCTGGTGATCAGGAACACAAATCTCTGGGGTTCTCTTTTGAAACTTCACATGACTACAACCAGCAATAGAACAAACATCAATTAAATTCTTTGCTATTTCGACACTTCCATTATGGTTTATTCCAATTTCACCGATTACATTAATCATTCAAATCATCCTTTTTAAAATTATCAAGGTCTTCCATATAATCAATATCGAATATTTTATCTTGTAGTTGATAAAAAACAGTATCATTACAAAACAAATTCAAATCCAATTCCTGTAGTTTACCGACCCGTGTTACAACCACATAATGACAACATTCAAAACAGGGGGGATACTCCTGCCTTCTATAGAGTTGATGTTCTACCACCTTCGTTCCTGTGTGATTTTTATTCTCCAAGAAACACATATAGGGGTGAACTTTTAATTCTTTTCTGCACAAAAGAGAACCATTACCATTCTTGGTATAAAAATCATATATTTTTTGAACATCATCCCAAGTTCTTTGTGGATATGTTAGGTATAGTGTTATCACATCATGATCTTGTTCTAGATTAAGCTCTGTCACTACATTAGAAATAACATCTCTCATGCTAGTGGAATCCAAGGACAGATCTTGATTTCTATGTATGGTTCTAAAACCAAGATCTTTTGATCTCTGTAAAAGATGTTCGTCATCACTGGTAAAGACAACATTTTCCCGCATGTCCTCGGGAATTATAGAGGCTGTATAGTCGAATAAAAATCTGTTTTTGCCCGGAAACCCAACCGATCCTTTTCTTGCAGGGATTATTATAGTAACATCTTTCATATCAACACAAGGTTTAGTTATGACAAATGGCATATATCAGTCCTCATATATGGGAAACTCTGAAAGATCTTTGTGAATACCCGAACTTTCAAGATCTTCATTTACCTCTCCTAATTGCTCAAATAGCACAATACCTCTTGCGGCCTGCTCTGGAGGCATATACATGTTCCAACCAACTGTATCAAATTCATCATCTTTATACAGTCGATCCATATGTCTACCCTCATACCTAACAACCTTAAACCATTCATAAGCGTCTTTGTCATCTGTGAGAATCATCCCACCCTTCCCAATCGGGACATGCTTTCTTCTATGAAAGGAAAGGCAGTAATAAGATCCCGGCACATACATGTTCTTTGTCATTCTGGTGGCAGAATCATAAACTGGAAATGGGTCAAGAGGATACGCACCGCTCCACTCAATATCATCAAAGTTAACTTTGCACCCAGCGTGAAGAATTGTACACGGAACAGACACATATGTCCGTCGTGGAATAGTCACTTCTCCATCTGCTTTAAGATACTTTAGACAAAGAAACATAGCATCGGTACAATTGTCCACAGCAACTGCATATTTACTGCCCGCATACTCAGCGATCATCTTCTCAAAAGAATCAACGACATCCCAAGGATCCTCACAATTGTACCTTTCCATAACAGATTCTAAAAGTTGTCTATCGTAATCTAGTGGATGAATTAACATGCAGATCCCAACTTTGCATTTTCAATCGGGTCAAAAGTATTTGGTGTTTTATCTCTACTCATTATATCATAATACCCACCAATTGCAAACCTCTGTCTTGTGGTACAACTAGCCAATGTGGAGTTTGGATCATACGCGAACCCAGGCATGACTCTAAAGTCAAAACTTACTCTGGTTCGATTAGTATCATTGTCCTTGTTACCATGCCTACACTGGTTCAAATAACCCATAAGAAACTCACCGTTATTTAGGTTGATAGGAGAAAAATCACCAAGTCCGGGAAGGCTCTCCACCCAAATCGTATTATTACCAAATGACTCAGTTAATGGCAGAAAGATATTAATCTCACCTAGTGGATGTCTGTGGTGTGCGTCTCCATCACAGTGCCATTTATAAACAGCTTTAGCGCCAGGCCTACAAAAACGAATACCGGGATACTTCTGATATAAAAGTTCATCATCTTCAAACATCGGGAAGATTACCTCTCGAACGAACGCTTGGTATAAATTTGTAAATTCAGGCCAACCACCATCGGCATCGAGTCTTTGATAAAAAATTTTATGGAATTCAGTCTTGGTATCGTTACCTAAAGTAAGATTAGTTTTCTGATCTTCGTTGTCCAGTTCAGTAAGGTCTGCATCATACAAACTCCCAACCAAGTCAGCAAAGTAATATTTTTTCTTATCGTAAGTTAAAATTTTCATATAAATTTCCAAACTTTATAATATTTAGACCCAGTATCATTGTACAAATCTAACCAAAAATTATCATATGATTTCCAGTATGATTCAGGATAGTCTTCAGTGTAATTACCCCACATCACATATGACTCATCAAAATGTTTCCGTATCCAATCCAATGAATGAATTATTTTCTTATTTGGTTTGCCTAAAAAACCAGCGGTGATAACGAATGTACTAGAAGAACATATCAACACATCACATTCCGAAAGTAAAGCAAAATCTTTAAAATGATTACTCAAATCACCAACCACAAAGTTATGGTTTTTCTTTCTAAGGTAATCTATGGTTTCAATATATGTTTGAAATGATACATCGTCCGTACAAACATGATAGACAACATCACCAAACTCCAAGTCAACAACATCAATAGCTTTCTTATAATAATCAGGAGAATGAATCTCTCTTCCGTTATTACCATCAGATGATATTATGTCGTCACCTCGAATATGAATACCAACATTAACCTTGGACTCATCTAAGACAGGTTTAAATTCCTCTCTTATTTGCAAGAAATCTCTGGGATCTTTTTTTGTTAAATGATTAAATGTATTATGTAAGAGATAAGAAGGATCGTCTATGTGATAATCTCTATCCATCGGCAGTTGTGTTATATCATCATGTAAAACAGTGTTCCAATTTAAGAAACTTTGAGGTTTGGTTGGCGGGGTATCATCGACAATACTTTCAAAAAAAGTATTACCCTCCCAACTACAACAACTAGCTTCTACACCAAGTAAATCAGACAATTGTAATAGACTATTATATTGCAGTACTCTATTACCAAATCTACCGCCTGTTATTTTATTGATTCTTATCATTTAGCCCAAACCATCCCCGAACGTTGAACCCATACCCTATCCTCCGGAATGGGACAATCTAGAAAATTATCAAACCCAGAGATAAATTCGTCCGCAGTTTTATAGTTAGTAATTTCATTGTCGTGATAATCGTGTGATGTATGCCATATTTCAGTTGAAAATAAAGTGAAACCAATAGTCTCCAAATGTCTAATTGACTTAACCACCTTATCCCTGAGAGGTTCATGCCACTCAAAAGTAATCAAAGGAACTTTTTGACTTAGACCCAATAGAACCTCGTACTCATGACCTTCAACATCAATTTTTATAAAATCAGGTAGACCATGTTCCTCTATTAAGTAGTCAACTGTTATGGTTTCAACCTCGGTAGGTCTATCAAAAGTATAATGATCTTTAAATGCTTTCCCATCCTGCATTAATTTTTCAGATGCCCTGAAACAAGATTTCTCAAGAAAATCATTGTCTATGCTAGAAACACCACTATCTTCATTGCAGTGCAAGAGAGTGGCAGTTCCGAATGAGGAGGAGACAGCTTTGTTGTAAAGGAAAACACGGGATCCAAAATTAGAAACAAGATCACTGAAATGATGTAACTGAGGTTCTACCGCAACAAATTTAGCAGATGGCCACTTACGAATCGCATCTGCTAGATACTTGCCCTGATTACATCCTATATCAAAAATTAAATTCATTGGGTTTCACCTGTAGAAGTAAAGCATCTCTTTCATTTCCAAATCCAATCTGTTGGTATATCTCTCGTCTCTACCGTGTCAACTCTATTAAATTCTTTATGATGATCCAATCGACTCTCATAAGAACCTCGACCATCGAGTTCCTCTATTTTAGCGTAGAATTCTAATTTCTCACCGTTGAGATAACTGGGACACAGTTTGCCGTAATGAATAATGTAGAAGTCCTCTTGTTCCCCAACCTTGCCAGAATTATTTGGGGCAGGATGATATCTAGAACACCCACCTTTCTGAACCTCTAAGTCATAACTATAGTTTATATTCTTATCAAATTTCATTAAGGGATACTTAAACCAAGCGTTATCCGAAAATGGATCAAAGTTAGCTTCTCTATTAAACTTTGTATTATATTTGTCCACTCTGTATTTGGTTTCATCATCCCATAGATTTATCATTCTAGACCTCCACAGAAAAACATCATTGTTCATGTTCTCCATGAAATTTACTATACTTGGCGTGGGTATCTCATCAGCGTCTAAGAGTAAAACATAATCTGGATCATGCTCGCCGAGGATATTAATAAGTTCCGACCTTTGCTTTGCTTCTTCTCGAAGTATAGGATTGTGTTCAGGTCTAACTCTCCAGTCAACCTTATCGAACGACTTACATATTAGTTCTGTTTTGTCTGTACTACCATCATCATACACTACAATCTCTTCGCAAAAATTACCCAAAGCAGTTAGAGTTTTCTCTATGATCCAGTCTTCATTTTTTGTTGTCAGTCCGGCAACTAATTTATTGTTCATTGATCTTCTCCATGAAAAGATACATTTATGAAATCATTTAATTCTTCAGTCAAAGTTGCACTCGTAGTAGTAAATTCAAAATCAATTGACGCATTTTCTTGTACCAACTCTTTTATATATTCTAGAGCATGTTGATCGTGACCATTTTCTTGATTATATACGAACCCATCTTTAAGAATTGCACCTTGATCAAAAAGATAATGGAGATTTGATTGTAAGTGCTCTGGTTCAAAGTAGTACATCCTATCCCCCTTGTTCATTAAATCAAAACCAACCATAGAAATTATTTTATACTTGCGAGACTGAATAGCATAACTAAATGCTATGACACCAGTAGAGGGAGAAAATACATTTCCAGAAAGGGTTCTGAAAATAATTGTTCGGTTTGGTCCCGGTTCAAAGTCGGGATATGTTATTGTTACAAGACGATTATAATATTCAGGAACATCCAATTGTTGTTCTGGTGCGGCTGTACTAACAATTTCTTTTATACCAAATTCTTTTATTTCATCCTCTGAAAACCTGTCTGTTGAGTTGTTGGTAAATTGTACCGCTGCCTTCTTGGGGATATATTTCTCATAACCATCCCAGATGGGTTTATTGCAAATTATCACATCGTCAAACCTGTTGATATAATCGGGGGTGGTTTTGAGAATACTCGGACCCTTTCCCACGACGACACAACTTCTAGCAGTATTCGAAGGAGACACTATCAAAGATCCACCCTTAAGCTATGAGGAATGATTTGATCGTTTGGATCAAGTTCCCTGATATCAAATTGCGTACCATTGTCGAATGGATATTTCTTATTTTCTATCGCATCTTCTAGTAATTTTTCATCCGAACAAAATCTATATCGAGGATGACTGTATGTGTCTAACTTGTGAATCATTTCTTTGGGTGTCATACACCAAGAAAAATGACAACCAACATACTGATCTGTCACCCTACCAATATCTCTCCAGTTGTATGGGTATTTTTTTGATATGCTCCCATAATATGTTGCTATCGGAGAAGTAAAATCTTTATTTTTCCAGAGGTAAGTCTTCTTATAAAAGAACTGTCTGAGTTTCAGTGCAACTACTTTGTGCTTCTGAACTTCACTAATAATGTAAGCTATCTTATCCCCATAAATTATCTCATCTGCATCTATTGATATGATGATATCATCATCATTGAAATCATATAATTTTGTGAAATAACTTCTCATTACTGGTTCATTCACATTATGAATTGCGTCCTCGTTTTCATAAGCCCTTGCAGTCTCATTAAAAACTTCACACGCATGGTAATCTATTTTATCACGAAGATGCTCTGGAACTTTATCCTCAAGATTCTGGAATTGAAAATTTCTCTTCACTCCAGTATGATTGATATCAAACTCACAGACAATCATCTTCTCAATATGGTCATAACACTCTTCTAAGTTAGCAATGATGAATTCAAGTTCATGTGGGGCGTACATGTATGTTTTTAAATATATCATCTAACCAATCCTAATAACTGCATAAGAAAATAATGGGTGAATTTGTTTGTCCTCAGTATGAGTTATCACATCATAGTCGAAAATTTGTTTTGCTCTATCTAGAAAATCATAATGATTCACATCATCAATCATGACATAACAAGGACTTTTCAATTTACCAACCAAATGAGAAAAAGCAAGACTCCTACCATTTCCATTAGGACCGTCAATAAGAACCAAATCAATATCATCTGGTAAGTCTTCATCAGTCAAATCATAAAAACAATTTTTTGCACGGAAGTTATCCTTTTCATGTTGAGCAGTTGAAAACACATCTTTAGTTATTTTTCTATCTTCAAACATTTTATCAAATGCTTCGTCATCACATGTCACAAGATCTCTGATTGTTGCTGAACCAAAGGCATAAGCATCGTTGTGATCGAAAGAGGTTAGAGAGTAGTCTAAATTGTGAAGTGTTCTAAAATCATTAAAGAATCTACTAGACTGACCAGAACCAAACTCAACTATATTTTTTATATCTTTAGTTAAAATAATATTTTCCAACTCCAAGAGTTGACAACTATGAAGACCCATACCACCAATCCAATACGAATTGTAATCAATCATATTAATCTCCATAAAGAATAATCTTCATTTCCACCATCATTTAAATCAACCCAGAACTTATCTTCCTTGCTAACTCTATCAGATACCCAACTGTTGCAATGAATAATTTTCTTATTCTTACCGATAAATCCTGCACATATACAATATGTAGACGGACTAGAAATAATATAATCACACTCACTCATAGCAGAGAAATCTTCGACATATTGCTGTCTGTTTGGTACGTTAACACCAACTACAATATTTTTTGATTTTTCTTCTAGATATTTTACCACGGATTTGTATGATTGCAATTCTTTATCATCGGTAAATAAATAGAATGTTTCTGCTGGAACTTCTTCGATAGCATTCAAATAGTATTCCTCACCCAAAACTGCATCAGAGTTCCATTGGAAAAAATCAGTTCCCCTAAAATGAATTGCAGCAGAATTAGGCTCAACTATAGATTTTTGTTTGAGTTCAAAAATCGTTCGTGTTGGAATTGTCCTCCACTCAAAAAACTTTTCCCCAAGACAAAGATTCAATGATCTGTCTCCGGACTGAGAACCATTCAATAAATCCCCAGTAAAAATCTGAGAGCCCTCCCACGGAACACAAGACCATTCTTCATTCTCTTTCGCTGCTAACTGTCGAAGATTATTGTAATAAAGAATCTTATTTCCAAATCCACCGCTTGTCATGGTAGTAATAGAAATCATGGGTTTGTCTTCCACCCCCTATCGATCCAATAATCATATAGACCAAATCGAACACTATCGTGACCCTGCTTCTTGAACGTAGCATGTTCGTCAACGCCCAAATTCTGCATTACGTCTCCCCACACATCTGGATTCGATGCTGGTTGAGCAGGAAAGTAGGAATCAATATCACCATGAATTTTGCAGGAAGCACAGAAGTGTATATCTTCTCCATTATCATAGGTTGGTGGATTTTCTCTCCACATGTAGTGAATCCACTCTGTCTTAAAAAACCAACAATGACCAACTATATCACATTTGATATTGTTTAAATTTCCATCACCGCAACCAAATCCAGTCTTGTTGTAATTTCTACAATTCGCTCCAACGATACAATTCTTCTCATCACAAAGTTCTTTACAATGTTGCAACCATTTTGGGTTAGGAATTGTATCATCATCAAAGATAGCCGTATACTTGCTATCGAACAATAGAGGTAGAGTAAATCTTCCGTGAAACTTAAAATTCACATCTTTAGAATGTACATGTTTAAATTTATATTTTTCTTTGAGATTATCGACATTGACATGCTGTTCATTTTGGTAAACATATATCTCACTAACATCTGCGGTTTGCTTCTGAATTGCCTGCAACTGCCTTTCTAAAGTATCTCTCTTCCAGACAGTAAGTATTACGTTTATCATCTATATTCCAATATTATTTTTTTCTAGTATTTCCATTGTTGTGTCAAAGGTGCCTTTAATAGAAGAGTTTTTCTCAAACCATTCTATACAATTATCCGACATCATCTTCCATTTTTCCCTTGAGCAAGCACCAACAAGTTCGGTAGCTTCCTCTGGTGTATTAGCTTTCAGATAATGCACACCTTCTTCGATTCGATTAAAGTGTTCAACAGAGCAACCCGGAGTTATTACAGGAACAACCCCAAGCCCCATGTATTCGATGTCCCTCAAACATTTTGGACCCACTCCCGGCAAACAAAGACCAAACTTCATTTTAGATAATACTTCTAAATACCCAATTGGAGAATATGCATCTCCACTTGCAGTCAATATAAAGAAGTCACAACACTGCTCCCAATTTAAAGTTCTTAGTGGAGTTGTCTTGCTCCCAACAAAGCCTAATAAAACTTCCCTGTCATCATATGAAAACCTACTATTTATTTTAAAGTCTTCGTATAGTTTAGAATGTTTAGGCCAGAAAGACCAAGCACTCGATCTCTCACCCTCTAACATGCTATTTGCCCACAAGGAAAACTTCCAATTTCGATCTGCTGGGATTCTATCAAGCAAAGCAAAATCATACAACATGATATCACCAACATCTCCCATCCAACACTTTGCCTCTGGTAGATTCAATACATCCGTGTTAAAACTGTAAGTGGGAACCGGGCATGGTTTTACTTTACAATAACCTCGCTCCCCCCAAACATCAACTAGTCCCCGAAAAGAATCAGTGCTATGTTCACAAAAATATGGTTTTATAATGGTAACCACATCAACTCCCGACAATCAAATCTACCAGCTTGTCTATTTCTTCCTTATGTTGCTGATAAGGTCGTATGGAGTGACAATCGTAGTAGTAATCCTGAGTCACCAAATCTGGTTCATATCCCCATGTGGGCCTATCAATTCTAAATCCGTTCTGCCCTCCATTGCGGGGAATTAGAACTACATCTCCACTACCATAAAACCTTTCCATCACCTTTTTACTACCATAATATTCATCAGCAAACCAACAATCCTTACCAGACAATTCCCCGCCGGGATCTTTACCGTTCTTTAAGTTAAAAATAAACTTGATTGAATCTTCCCAGTTGTCGTGCAAATCTAAAACCTCTTTATACTTAGATCCCTTTGCAATATGATAACAACTAGGAATCATACCATAGCTCTCCAAGCAAGGATTAATATGCACATAAAAATCGTCTGGTATTTCTGCAATATTATCCACAAAATATTTCTTAGAAAGTGGGAGCATGTCGATATCGCTCAAAATACTAATGGAATCTGGTTTCTGGGAGGGATACCAATATCTTACCCAAAGATTTTGTAGATAAACAGGTATATCTTCCACAGGCTTGAATTTTACAACTTCACCATAAGTATTATCAATATCAATGTCATGGTTTTCATCTACGTAAATTAGAAGTGGTGTAATATCGAACTTAAGTTTCCATATTTTACTAACAATGGGCCAAAAGTCCAAATACATGCTATTAGAATCTGAACTGTGTATTGCGTATTCAATTTTCATTCTATATCCTCATTTTCTTCATTGCAATCAATAAAAGCGTACCCGACATGCTGCCTTGGTCTAGGCTGAGTGGGAAAAGGTTTTACCTCCTGTGTCTCGCTATGGCGTAACCAATCATCATGTGCGATTATATCATTCGCATGATAATTGTCAAACACCAACTCCAAGAATGTCTGATCACGCCACACATAGCCAGACATGTGTTGATAATTGTCTTTGTGTAGTCCAGTGGAATCTGAGAGCAATTTAGTCATATCAAAAAGTTTTTGCTTTGGTTTGCACCCCCACATACCAGTTTGAAATTTCATGTTATGCTCTTTTGCATCGCGCATGGAGTGCAGTGTTTTATCACTATCTAACCAATCATGAACTGCTTCCGACTCCCGCTTAGAAAGTCTAGAGTCAATATCACGAACTATAACAGCGTCATACGAGGTATCATCAACGGCTAAACATCTCCAGACCACACCACATATCGGCGAAGATGTCATGTCGATAATATCAAATCCCTGAGATCGAAGGGTTTCGATCACATCCATTGGAACAGAATCATCAACGTAGCATACCAAGTCCCAACCCGGATAAAATTTATCAGCGAGATCTTTATTCTGCACTGCGTTCCCAATGTACCGAGGATCATCTCCATATAAGCTATAAGAAATCAAACCTCGCATCTTTTCACTTCCTTAACAACAGAACTAAACAAAGCGTCATCAGACATCACCATTTTAGATACTCGATTAAAGTTGTCCTTTATCGCACTAAGTTTACTCTCATACAATTCCTCTGTGAGAGAATCAATGTCAAACTCATCATTAATAAAAATAATACCGTCTGTGTTAAAGTAATCACCGATGTTTGGACACCCCCAATAAACAGGTATTGTACCATTTGCAAAACAGTCCGTAATCTTTTCTGTATAGTAGTTATTGTATGAATCATTCTCTATTGTTATTGAAAACCTATAATCTTTAATAGCTTCGGTCTTTGGTGGGTGTGAAGAAGAAGCAAATCCATCGGTACCAATCCTTGGGGATCCAAGAACTCCACCAAATAGATCAACCTTTTCCTGATATTCTTCTGCTAATTGGTGTCTTAGTGCATGACCCACCGTACTTTTCTTTGGTGATGCCAACAGAGAGCAGTTTTTTGTCTTTTTATGAATACCATAATGACTTTTTGGTGTCCATGGAGCATTACTACCACTAGGTGCAAATTTAAATCTTTTATCTAGAGACAATAGTTCTTCATCGCAAGTAAAAATTGCATCATAGTACTGGAAAAATTGTTCGTAGTTTTTCTTGAGTGCTTCGCATAGCTCAGGGACAATAGCACGAGACTCACAAACCCACCCATAAAACTTATTACCCTCGTGTTTCGGATGGGATGGAGCCATACTCATCCCATTGTCGATGAATATTTTTATTGGTTGATCGGCGTTACTCCAAGAAAACCTAGTCGTTGGTTTCTTACCACAGGATGATCCATCATTTAAATTGAATGGGGGATACATCGCTTGTAGTTTACTCTCCCAAATTTGATCATCCTCTCCCCCACTGAGTCCTATGTTCACGTTTGATGCTGGGTGCATCACGGTACACACATTTTGATGTGGACTGAATGTGACAATATTTGCCCCTGCATTATTTTCATTAAAAGTTAAAATTAATTGCTCGTGATCACCTAAAGTATACTCACCAACACTAGCCGCGGATTCTTTTGATCTACATCTAGATATCCACTCCCTTAAAAATGTTATACTTTTCTCTGTATTATTAAAGTAAATCAATGCACTATGTGGAGTCTTCCCATCATGTTCACGCAGACAAAGAGCGACATCGCAGTCTAGATCTGAAAATTGTTCTGGCAATGAATTTACCACACAATCAATATCAATCCAAATAACAGGCTCATCTAGATTTATAATCATGTTGAGTATATACTCCGGTTTCATTAGACAATTCAACATATAATTATCTCGTGAAACTAGTCGCTCAATGTGATGTGTTGCACCAAGCTGATCAAGACGAGAAGACAACTTAGAAGCACATCGCACGTAGTAATTACTGGTTCCTCTATCACTGAAAAAACTGATAAATTTAGTTTTCATTTTGTCTCCCTACAGACTGCCACTCAATGACATCCTCAGACATTCCCATTTTTCTTAAAGATTCTTTTTTTGAATCGACATCGGACAACCCCATAACAATCACCGTGCTATCAGTTTCTTGTCCTGGCCATGTGCAATAGTCAGGACCAACAAAACCAATATTAATTTTTTCAATATACTCACTAACAATACCAAATAGCGGTTCGTGATCAAAGAGTTCAACATCGTTTTTTATATTATTATCTACGGCAGATATCCAACTCCGAAGTAGATTTTTTGTGTTCTCTGTGCTATTAAAAAACAAAGGAGAAGCCTTTATACCACTAAGATTTGGAACTGCGGTGGATAAAGCAATATCAGTGCTATCAGGTAAAGCAGCAAAGTCCACGGGATTCTTCAACAGAATCGTATCGATATCAAGCCATAAAAGAGGACAGTCATGTTCCTCTAACTTATCTAAAATATACTTTGGCTTTCGTGAGCAATTAAGTTTATACGAACCCAAAGAATTCAATTTTTCTATTTCATATGGTAGATCAAATTTATCTAATGCACGAATTAAGTCCACAGAACACTTTTCGTAGTAAAGAGAATCATCTACATCACAAAAATAACTTATCACTTTATAGTTCATTATTTAATCTCTATATAATCGTCTATATTATTGAGAACGTAAAAATCATCCCAATAATACTCGGCCGCCCGTCTATAATTTTTGCTTTCCAAAAATGATTTTATATCATTTCTTCTCTCAGTCTCATAGTTGTGTTCTATGGTGAATGCCCCAATAGTGGGTAGAGTATCAAAATCTACACCCTTTAATACATTCAACTCAGATCCTTCTGTATCAATACTCACGTAATCAATAAACTCGGGGACATCATTTTCTATGAAAATGTCAGCTAATGTTTTGGTTTTGAGAGTCAATGACTCTTTATAGTCTACAACACCGTCTTCATTTGGATAATCTTTTTTCTCTGTAAGTCCTGTTATGCCACTATAACAAGACTGTACCATGAACGATACCTCATGTCCACTTGTGTCTGAGACACACTCGTTCAATGCAATACATTCTCTGTTTTGCACAAGAGATTGCCACGAAGATGGAACAGGCTCTATACAGATACCTTTCCAATCAAAACATTTTTCCAGTAAGTACGTGTTACTTAGATTAGTGCCATCACAAGCACCCACCTCAACAAAGTAACCATCTTTTTTCATTTTATATAAATCAAGGATCCATAAATCTTGATTTAGCTGACTCTTTTTAAATTCTAGATCTATCATAATAAATAATACTCAATATCATTTTTTACCTATATGGTATTTAGGTACCAACTCCCAGTCATTTTTATCCTTGTGAGAAATGATTTTAATCTGCGCTAAACTGGCTTGGGGTTCCTTAACCTTTTCTGTCTCAATAATATCACACAAATTCCACTCATTTAGTAAATCGACTATTGTGTTCCTCCTCGCTAAATCATCATCAGTTATGTCCGAAGACAATCCGTCAAGGATAAACAATTCTTTAAAGTGCATTATAGCGTATCTACCTCGTTTGTGCAAAATGTGGCACGACTGAAATAGTTTATTTTCTTTTCTAGAAGAGACACCTATTCGTGTGAGTGTTTCTCTGATTTTTAAAAAATCATCTTTTTCTCTTAGAGAAACTTCTACTCCGAGATCATTAAATATATTTTCCATATTAATACTCCATACCCAATATCTAATAGTAGGCAGTAGTATTTATTTATTTTCCATTCTTGGCACCACCAGTTTCCAGCTTATTTCGTATCCAATTTAGATCATCCTCAGACAGCATATCAATAACATCCCTAGCTCTCCTATCGGAATACCCATAAAATTGCTTAACTAGCTCCAAATTTTCCTCAGACTCTCTCTTTAACCACTTACTGTAACGCTTGTTTTTACGTATTGATTGTAGTAAATAGTCAAACTGCATCTTTTTGGGAGCATGGGCTCTTTGGTTCATTTCATTAACATATAAAACTGTGTCAATAAAATATGATAGACACCTGTTAACAACAAATGGAGTATATTCCCTCTCGACGCTCTCATCATCGGTGTCGAGAAGGAACTCTTTGGTATAGTTGATTGCGTTTAAATACTCACTCAGTTTCATCTGGACGCTTTACAGCAAGAAGGTTGTGTGATTGAACCAAATCCAAAGACTCGTCACCCTGCTTGTAGAAACAGCCAGGATCTGCACCATACTTCCAATACACATGATCTCCCTCCAGAATGTCTTCGGTTACCTCTGGACCAACAGAGACAACCTCACTCCATGTCATAAGATTATCGGGAAGATCATCCTTGTATACAATACCTGCGGAAGTAACATGTTCCTCTTTGAATACGGTCTTTACCGCAACCCAGTTTCCATACGCTTTAAACTTACTCATTTAAATTCACACTCCATCATTAGCTCGACGATACACGCCGTAAGGTTAATTTCTTGATCTGCAACAAATGCAGATTTGTACTGATAATCTGCGAGGATAAGAATAGCTTGTGGGATAGACGAGGGCTGAAAATACTCATGAAGTCCCTCATATATTTTTCTAAACAGTTCAGTTTGTGAGTTGTCAAGATTTGAAACAACCCACTTCCTAGCCTCTGTAAAGTTTTTACTTTTCATCGACGATGCAAGCTCTTTAACTTGAATCTCACCAACCTGAGATAGAATCCCAATATCAATTACCCCAGCCACAGAGTAACGCTGAAGTTCGTTTAGAACTCTACGAAAATCCGGAAAATACTTAGTAATTAGCTGGGCAACAATGGCGTCCTCGTAGGGGATATTCTCACTTTCAAGAATAAACTTGACTCGATCCATGAACTGGCCAGCTAATGTGGGCTTTTCCTCAGAGGGAATTGTAAATTCGATATTTGTACATCTAGAGTGAATAGGAGAAATGATTCTATTCTTATAATTGCAAGTTATGATAAACCTACAGTTATTCGCAAACTCCTCAATCGCACCACGAAGAGCAGGTTGAATGCTCTGTGCATTACTGTAATCAAACTCATCGAGAATAACTACCTTTTTATTTCCACTAATAGATACCGTGCTAGCAAAGGTGCGAATCTTTGTCCTCAGAGTATCAATATTTCCATCTTCAGAGCAATTGATAATGATAAAATCCGCGTCAAGTTCATTGCAGAGTGCGCGAGCCACACTAGTCTTACCACATCCTGCCCCTCCGGTTAGAAGCAGGTTTTGACACTCCCCTGATTTCACAATATCTTTGAAAGTGGTTTTCAAAGAAATAGGTAGAATACAATCATCAATCGTCGAAGGACGATACTTTTCTACGAGTAGACCTTGCATAATTATCCAGTATAGTTACTAGTTGACTCAAGAGCAACCCAATAAGTTACATCAATACCACTATTGACGAACTCACTGACAACCTTTTCTGTAATATTTACCGTGTAATCTCCCGGAATAAACTTAAGGTTTTCAATCTTGAAGTGAAAATCAAATTCCGCCCCAGTTTCATTAATACCAACATCAATTGTATAATCATTACTAGTTGGTTCAGTCTTATCAAGAACAACCGCTACGATAGCACCATCCTTCGACCGGATAGCGAGATCTGGAAGTTGCAAAACAGAGGCTGCTCTGAGGATCTCCTTGAAAACAGAGTCTGGGAGAACAAAAGATACGACTGTATCAGGCATATCGAGTCTCTTGGTTGGAACTGTAAGTAAAGATGGTTCGGAGTAGTAATACTTTACACAAGATCCACTTGCACTCCTAATTAAAACATACTTCTCGGTAAATTCAAAGTCTGGATCTTGGAACAAAGATATGGTTCCAAGGAACTTGGACAGATCCCAGATACCAAACTCAATGTCAAACTCCTCCGGAACCTTTGCCTCTGACATTACATTTTTAGCACCAGTTATTGTCGATAATGTATTTCCAGGCTTAACTAAGATGTTTGAATTAATCGTAGAAAAATTCTTAAGAATTTCAAAAGTTTGCTTACTAAATTTCACCGAGAGTCACTCCAGTCTTCCATTTCCATATATTCATCATAATCTAAATTTCCTTGTACGACATTTTTCAAGTTTTCCTTGGTATTATGTCTAGTTTTTTTTCGTCTATTTTTAGTAGACTTGATACGGGGTTCATCATCATTACTATAATTTTTTTTACTAGTCTCTTTTTTCATTATAACACATTTCTCTTAAAGTTCAACCCATTGTTTTGTATCACCATCATCAATATAGCAGTACTTTTTACCTGTTTCGGCATTTATCCATTCATCACCAACATATGCATTTTTTGGCTTAGTAGATCTAAACGAAACCCGTGAGGATCCCCATGGAATCCAGTTTGGTGATAAATCAGGACTCAATCCAGAAATAGCCTGTGACGCTATAAACGCCTTTCCCTCAAATATAACTACATCTCCCAGTGCATATGAAAATGCCTGACCTGTGCTAGAGGTTGCCTTAAATTCACCTCTAAAAACTTGACGGATGGGAATACTCATATTGGTCATTTGGTAACTCTTAGTATTATAGTATCTTTGTTAATTCTTCCTGTTGGCTTTTGTTCTCTTGCTCTCAATGTATTTATTTCATTTATCATTCTAGCAGGAGCACCCACCAATAAAGATTTAATCCACTCATAACTTTTTCTTCCACAAGACTTAACTATACCAGAATCATAATTTTTAAGTGTGCTTCCCTTTACTGTCATACCAGAACTAGAGGTATACAGAGAAACTTTTTTCTGCTTAACATTGTAAAGAAGAACTTGTTTTGATCCGATAAGTTCAACAGGGTCTACACTTGAACCAATATAATCATGATTGCTAAGATACTTTAAATTCTTAACGACCTTTATAGGATCAATATTGCGCTTTCTTCTTTTAATTGTGCCTTTTATTGAAAATTCAGTGACTATAACCTCTAAGTAACTTTGCAGTCGCTTTAGCTTTGTCATATTAAGGTATGACCAACCCTCTACCAAATCAGAATCTCCATTGCTAACAACGGATGAAATTTCATCAAGTAATTTACTAAAATGATTTGCTATCTGCTTTGCCTCTCTAGGCTTGACTTGGTTTGTTGTTATCAGAGCCTTTACATTTCTTCTAACCACACTATCGTTAGACTGAAGTGCTTCAATATATTCGTCAATCCATTTTTCTACTATACACGCTGTTTCAGAGATCATTTTGGTTTCCAAAAAACAAACACAGGTTCATACTTAAGGTAACGACCATTCACTTTGCAAAAATTCTTACACTTAGGAATCCCATTTTCATCTAATCTATTTTGTCCGGGCATGGATTCCATTGCCATTTTCAATGTATATTTATACACCATTCCATGATTTTCTAGAATTTTTATTGAATCTTCTTCTAGTGGTAAATAATTATCTTTAACTTTAATGTCTGCTACATTCCAAAGAAGATAACGTTCAGGACGCAACCAGTCAACACAATTTTTTAGGGTAGGATAAAGAAATCCATCTCGCCATGATTCATACGACGAGCCAAACTTTTTGTAAGACTGGTTCTCATCTTCACTATACGCCTCTCTGTTAAAATAAGGAGGTGAAGTAAATACCAAATCAATTGATCCACGGTGTTTTTGAAAATTTTCATCCTTATGAATTTCCTCAGAGCCTAGTTGGTATAGCTCGTAATTATTTGTTGAACTGAAGAAGGGATTGCCGCGATACGTTTCATTGTTATAAAAATCAGCGATATCAGAATATTTAGAGCGGTTATTGTCATAGAAATTATCAGGATTAGGATCAGTGCCAATGTAAAGAATGTTCCTATCATCACGACAGCACATAGCCCCAAGAATTCTCCCACCCCAGCCTGAACTCGGGTCATAGATTTTAATTGTTTCCTGTGACTTGATATCATCAGTGAACCTTTCATAAAGATATTTAGCTGTCATAGGAGGAAAATTAACAGCAGGCTGTATATAACCAATTCTGAATGATTTAAACCCAGCAGGGAATACTCTGTTCCCTTTTTTGTATATCCGAATAGCATACAGTCTCTCTTTGGACAGATTTTCAATATCAAACGTGGAGTGATGTTTATAGGAAAGCATATCCTTCCACTCCTCAACTTGTTCCATAGTTAGTTGTAGAATATCTGATTGCTCAACCTGATGGTAACTAGTGCTCAAACCATCACGAATCTTAACTTCTTCTAGCATAAAGTCATGTTCCCGAAACACATCGGGATTATTAAAATACAATTCTAGCCATTGAACAGCCGATGATACATCGACGATAGAGTGCTTTTTACTATGCTTGAGAGCAGAAGTAGCATGAGAATAAAAAGAATCGCGGCGAAGGTGGCGATTTGCACCACGCACAACCCTAGATAAATATTCTGGATTTGCGACCAGATCGTAGATAGAATAACCATCATCATTCTCGCTATAGTTAATTCTTGTTTTAAACATGTTAGAAAACCACTGATCCACCTCTACACCACCACGAGACTTATTTATTATGACATCATCTGTGATATTAGATAGTTCATCTGTGTGTGTAAACTGATGAACTGGATATTCTGCTAACTTGTTAAAGGATTCTATAATTTGTTTTTTATTTTTCCCCATCCGAGGAGGGCATCCGTATGCATCCCATGCGCGTGTTATCTCTCTCCGCATACGGATGACCCATTCCTCGAACTTATGGGGAGTCATGGACAATAGCTCTTCAAATAAAACATTCACATCGCTATTAATAACATAATCGTTTCGTTCGTAGAACTTTGTCATATCTGATATGTTACACGAAAAGACTAGGCTGTGCAACCTCTTTTTCAATAATATTCATGTATTTAGTTATGGCACCAATAGATTCATAAGGATCAATATTTGCGGCAGGTCTTCGATCTTCTATGTGACCTCTACCACGATTTGCCGTTGATATAGGAATACGAATAGATGCGTTCCTGTCAGAAACCCCCCAAGTGTAATCTTCAATATGAGCGGTTTCATGGTCACCAGTTAGGCGCTTATCATTGTCCTTACCATAAACAGAGAGCATTTCATATCCATAGTCACCAATCAATCTACAGATTTCATTTATGTCATCCATACTAGCATCTTCTCGCATAAACTTAGTAGAGAAATTAATGTGAGCACCAGACCCATTCCAATCACCAGAAATTGGTTTAGGATCTAGCTTAATATACAGATTGTTTTGCTCTGCTAAAATTTCTAAAATAAATCTAGCCACCCAAAGATGGTCACATACATCAATAACATTAGCAGGACCAACTTGATATTCCCATTGAGAGAGCATAACCTCTGCATTAGTTCCCTGTATCGGCACACCAATTCGATTACACATTTCCGCGTGTTCATCAACTAGAGATCTATGATTGATGACATCACCACCAACCCCACAGTAGTATCTACCCTGTGGAGGAGGGAATCCATTTTCTGGCCATCCACTTGGTCTACCAGTTTTTTTATCAAAAATAACGTACTCTTGCTCTATACCAAACTTTAGATTTTTAGATACCGTGGACAATCCACCACACTGATCAATAATTGATCTGAGCTTTGCCCGAGTATTTGAACTATGTGGTGAGCCGTCAGGATTCATCACCTCACATAAAACTATGTGGGTCATTCCCAAAGGATCAACAGGATTTTTATACAATTTAACTGGTTCAAGAATGCAATCACTATCTTCACCGTCTGCTTGCATAGTGCTAGAGCCATCGAATCCCCAGATAGGAAGATCCTTCATATCTAACTCGTAGCCATTAAAGTAGCGAGTCTTCATTCTCAAATTTTTTACTTCGTAACCATCTAACCACACATAATCTAGTTTATACATTCCTAAGCTCCTACATTCCAAAATAATGCTCCGGGTGAAGCATATTGTTTCATAAATTCCCACGCCTTTGCATCATACGTTGGTGCAGAGGGAAAGGGAGGTTTTACTTTTGTCTCTCTGTTGAATGGGATTTCACATTTATAGAGTTTTGCTCTTCCGTAGTCTCCTTTGTGTCCAACAGTAACACAATGGAACGATGCATTTGGCCATGCCCGCTGTAGTCCTCTAGTAAGAGTACCGGAAGATCCGACTGTCCATACTTCGGTTGGGGATACATCCATTTTACTAGCGACCATATTAATGGAAGCAACAACACTAGGGTGATTAAAACCAATAGGAAGTAATCTACGGGTGTTAGGGCTTTCTTGTACATAATCTCTTGCTCTTTTCTCTGTCACCGACAGCATACCATTTGGAACCCACTTCATTGTAGCACCGCTCTCGATGGCGCGCAACTGATATTCATGCAGTTTGTCCTTTGCACGATCAGCCATAAAAATTATTGATTTTTTACCATACTTGCGACACAAACAAGAAAGAGAAATCTGCGCGTACCCAGTTGCGGGAGAACTCCCATATACCCATTCTTCTATCTCCGGTTGACTTTTAATTAAACAATCTGCAAAA